TATGTTCTTTTTTGCCTCCACATTTTCATAATTTCGTAATTTTTTGTCCATTCGTTTATCCAAAGCAATATTTCTTTATTGTTTAAACATTTTTTGAACTTATGGTTAGTTGTTCTACCGTTTTGGTCTAGTATGACTATCTCCCACTTGTTAGGTACAAGCATATTAATCCAAAGGCTCTCATTAGCTACTTCTAGGGCTAAGTTAGCCAGCTCTATTGTTTTGCATAGTGTTGTTTTGTTCATGGGGTTTATATATCTGCCCTATCTTCGCAAACCTGAGTGAAAGTGCAAGTTTAGCAATTTTTTTTCTTTTGTCTACACTTTCTTGTCCTTTCACGATTATTCTGTTTTCCTTCCTCAGTTTTATACCAGCAGCGACTACAAAGACCGTTGTGACTATTTGTTCTTACTTGTTTACCGCATTGAGGGCAAGCTCTTAAAGGGTCGGTAATACCTCGCTGACGATCTCTATAGAGTTTTGTTGCTTTGGCATTACCCACGCCTTTTTTTTATAACTTATTGTTAATATATCTCAGGTGTTGCTATTGGTCGAACTAATTTGACCTTTTTAGGTTTTATTAGTTTGTTTTTGATTAAAGCTCCAGCCGTGGCTGTAGTAAGAAGTGAAAAAATAAAATGTGCCATAGTGCTAGTTTAGTTTTAATTTTAATCTTGTGAAATACTCTTAACAAGTTCATATTTTTCTGCAAAACATTTATATCGACCAAAAAGAAAATTTTTAAAAGTGCCAGCGTTATAGCCATTTTTTAATGCCCACAACTCTTCATCTCCTAAAATTATCTCTTCTTGCTCCTTAGTATCTTTATTTTCTATAACCCACCTTGGAGAATCAGTTTTGTAGCTAGGCTCGTCCTCAATGCTTTTTTTAATCCACCATACAAGGATTCCATTTGAGGAGTGTCCGCTATAGCAGATAACCCCTTGTTTTTTAAGTCTAATTAAACTTGCATTGAAGTTACTGCGAGACACTTCTAACTGTGTGCAAAGTTCTGGCAAAACATATTTGCCAGTTCCAAGCTCCTGTAAAAAAAGAAAATTTAAAAGGTCAGCGTTGCGTCCTAGTTTGTTTTTTAAATAAACGTAGAATTTTACTTGTTTGTTAATTTTCATAATTTAAAAAGGAATTTCGTCTACTTCGGGTACAACTTGAAAACCCGCTTTTGGTTTTTCGGGTACTGGAGTTGTTGTCTCAGTTTTATAAGCATTGTTCAATACAGGTTTTTCTCCTTCCATTGAAGTTACTTCTTTAGGTTGTTCTTTGGATTTAATAATCTCAACTTGAGAATACACTAAAACGATCTTATGCCCAGCCTCGCCATTACGTCGTGTAAAATTTTGCTCAGTGACAGTGCCTTGTGCATAGACAGTATCGCCTTTATGTAAATAATCCATAGCAAACTCAGCTTGTTTGCCCCACATATCAACTTGCACCCAAAAAGCTGGGGCATCTTTTTTTCTTTGTTTAACTGCTACTCTTAGTTCGACTTTCATTTTGCCGTCCTCAAAAGTTGTTAATTCTGGCTCTTGGCCTATGTTGCCAGTAAGTGTGCCTTGAAATGCCATTGTTTAGATCTCCTTAGTTAAAATGGTGGTTCGTCATCTGTTTCTTCAACAGACTCGGTAATTACGTGTTCTAATTTTGTATTTGTTTCTTCAAGTTTATTCGCTTCCTCAGTTATATTTATTTTTTCTTTTACTTTCTGGTTAATCTTATCAACTGGACTTCCTCCGACCTGTACGGTAGGTTGAACGTCCTGTATCTCTTCGCTTGCTTGCATCCCAAGTAAAACTTCGGGGCAATGCAATCTAATCAACCAAGTTGCACTTCTATATCTAAGCATTTGCTCAGGCATAGTTTTGTATTTTGGGTTTGAAGTCCAGCCTTCTTTTCTAGCCGTATCCATCCCAACCGTTATAGAAATTTCTTTTCCAGTTTTGAGAATAGTATGGGCTGTGACCGCAAGGTTGTCGCCTTGGCCTTCGCTTGTCCAAGTTATAGGCTCTTTAAAGTTGCCTCTGTCATTTGCAAGAGCTATTGCAAAACTAGAATTGAAACCTACATTACCGTGTATTACTTGCAAGTTTTGAAGTGCCAAAATAGGATTAACTTCTAATTGTTGTGCCATCATTAGCGCAACCATGCAATCTTCGGGCTTATTTTGGAACTGCTTTGGAATCATTTTGCTACTTGCAAAAGCTGTAGCAACTCTCCAAGTGTGTTCAAAAGATTTTGCGTCAGTTAGAAAACTTGTGTTTTCCGACTTTGCTAGTTCAGAATCTTTAGTCATTGTTGTATCGGGGTAAATCTAAATTTAAAATTTCTTCGCTGTAGCCTATCCATTTATTCGCCTTACGACATTCGGCAAGTAAAGCTAGGTTTTTATCAGCGACTCTATTTCCAGCAGCTATCATTGCTTCGGATGCGTTGTAAACCGCAACCAAGTGGGGAGGCTTACTCTCAACAGCTATAAAAACAAACTGCTGCGCTTCTGCAAAAGATCTGAGATACCATCCAGCTTGAACGTGGTAGCGAAAATTGTGAACAGATTTTTGGAAACCTAGCTCACTTGCATCTCCTGTAGTTTTTAGATCCGCTATAAGACTTCCGTCACTTGTATGGAAGTCTGGCCTACTTTTACAAATTTCGCCAGTAGTTTTATCTGTCCATTTGTAAGACCTTTCACAAACACCTTCTAGTTTTAAAATTGTGCTGGCTGCTGGATGGTCAAAAACTCTTTTTTTCATAATAGAAAGACGTTCAAAATCTTCTACAGAAATAAGAGTTTTTTTATCTGCTTTTGCGTCAAACTCGTTCCAAAAAGCAATAGCTTCTAGTGTCTGTGTTGACGGTTTCTTTGCATTACGTTGTACCGAAGTCGGCCTCTTTGGGGCATCTGCGGGTTCAATTATGTAATCCCTCTCAAATAATTCTGGCTCTAAAACCATAGTATGAAAGGCAGAACCTAAAAGCATAGCCTTGGTCGGTTCTGGGATAACCCTATCAGGATTAATGTACCTATCCCAATAGTGGAAAGGACTTCTGTTGATTTCGTCTAAATGACTTTTAGAAACAAAAGGGTTTGCGTGGTATTCCGCATTGCTCAAATTATCTAAAGTCATTTTATCTGTTGCCATAAAATAAATTAGTAACCTATACGTTACAATAGCACACTGCTCAGTATATGCAATATATTTAATATATGACTTTTTGTAACTAAGCTTGCGTATGCAAAGTATTAATGCTATATTATAAATAAGGAGGCAGAGATGACCTCCACTACCCCCATAAAAAAATGTTCGTTACACAAGAACTCCAAGACCAACTACTTGCAGAGGATACAGAGACATTACAAAACATGATCGACAATCCTCTTACAAATGTTTACGTTGCGTCTTTTTGCCGTAAAGAAATCGAGCTAAGAAACACACCTCCAGCAGTTGATGCTAACGGTTATCTTCTAGCTACTGACCAGCCAAATCTACAATACTAAGGAGCAAAAAAATGACAACACCTTTTATTAAAGAATTATTTGATTACCATGGCGGTTATCTAATGTATAGAGGCAAGCATGACCTCTCCAGAAAGTTTGAAGAAGACTATCCTGTTGAACAGCTACACCCTAGCAACGTCGGCAGATACCAAGACACATTTATAGCTCGTTTTAAATATGGGCAAAGACCTTGGAAAAAGTGGGTGACATTTCTTTGCAAAAACTGTACTTGTGAAGAGTGGGTTGAACTTAACAAGACCATGACACCTTTAGCAGCTATTGAGTCTCTAGGTTACTATGACGACACTACTGTAAGAGTTTTACGAGGTCGTGTTAAGTGGCAAGAAGAAAGAATCCAAGAATTAACAAAACAGCTTGAGGAGGCAAAAAAATGAGCAAAGCGCAAATAGTTGACCAAGTAAAAGTTGACAGGTTTCTAAGAATGTTTCCGCCCAGAATGAAACAACTAGATAACCAAATTAGATTGATCGGTAATTGTTCCAGAAGATCTGATTATGAGTGGGAATTTACAAAAACAGTTCCCACCTTCTTTATAGTTATCTTTTATAAATTGACCCAAACTGCACAAAAATTTGGATTAGATGTTGATGTAAGAATTAACAACAGAAAAATAGAAGATGTATATGAGGATGCTAACGACGAATACCAAGCTACTCTGGAGGCAAACAAATGACTATTAAATTTCCTAGAACATATAAAGATTTAAAAGAAGCAGATTATGTTTGGGATATTGAAAAAGGTGGTTCTGATGGTGTATTTATATACCTTAAGGAAAGCTACTTACAAGATGTCAACGGAAAAATATTAACAGACGAAACTATTGCTTGGGGTGAAAATTTACAAGAAGCATTAGATAATTTGAGATATGATTACTGGAAATACATTGACCCTACATATAAGGAAAAAAAATATAAACCAAGAAAAGCAAAACCAAAAAAACAAACAGAATACAACGGCAGTTTTTCTAAACTGCAAAAATTACTAACAAAAATTTTATAAAGAGGCAAACAAATGACTAACAAGTGGAATCCTGAGGTTGGCGACAAGGCAGCAGTGTGCCATTACTCTGATATAGAACCATGTACCGTTATAAGACGAACTGAAAAGTTTGTCTGGGTACAAATGGATAGCTATAAAGTTGATCCAGAATGGAAACCTGATATGCGTGTGGGTGGTTTTGTTGCCCACACTGCAAACAACAGTGACCAAAAGCATATTATTACCAGAAATGAAAAAGGATATGTTAGACGCTTTGGTATTAGAAAGGATGGCTATTGGTATGCAAGTGGTCAACGATATGGAGCAAATTATTTAATTAAGGGCTGGCGTAGATTTCACGACTATAATTTTTAATATAGATATATATATTTATGACCAGAAGAAAAGACCATCCATCTGCTATAAAACTTGAAAAACTTAAGGAGCTTAGAATACAAAAGCTCCTTAAAAAACTTTTAGACGAAGATTTGAGAGGTGTTGAACATAGATTAAATATTACTAAGGACTTTCGTGCTGAGATTCTTGCTGATGGTACTTGGGTAAATGAGCATATTAAAACAGCTATTGTAAAACATAACTGGGAAATTTCTCGTCAACAAAATTGGGTTATTAAGGATTTCGAGCCAGAATTGATTTTAGAGGTTGAAACAGAGGAAACTTAGTTTTAATTAATGTTGTGACACGATTCTGCAAAGTTTTTATTCTATGCTCTAATTGAGTTATTTTTGTAAGGCTTTCTAAAATAACATGAGATTGGCAAGCATTTTGTTTAAACAATAAAGCTGCTAAAGCTCGCAACTCGTTTAAATTATCGTTAGCTAAAATTTTTCTTATTTCTAGCTCAACTTCTAATTCTTGCTCCATAGGTAACGGCCTTGTCACTACCTTAAGAACTTCTTTTCGTTTATCCATCAGTTTAATTTGGGGAAAAGTTGTTGCTCTAACATATCAACAGCTTTGTCATCTAGAGTGTTTGTAGTTTGTTTGCAAATAGATCTTAATAAATCAACTACTAATCGTTTACAGGCTGTTGTAGATAAAAACCTGAGTAAAATTGGTTTTAGAATTTTTAACATTTTTTTTTATATTTTTTCAATCGTAGCAATAATCAATTAATACGACTATTACCTTCTAATCTTGCAACTGCTTTTTCAATTTGATTAATGCGATTAAAAATTTCTCTTATATCTCTTTCTCTCCTGTTGCTCATATTTGATAGCACCATTAAGAAAGCGGAAGCTGCTGCGCCTATCATGGCTGCTTGTATTTCTGGCATTTTTTTAAGATAATGACTATAAATAGAGAGATCGTTAGTATTAATTATGGCAGAAACAGAAAAAAAGAAAAACGCTTTTCAAAAACTTAAAGATGGTTTAGACGATAAAGAAGAACAACTTGCAATCATTAGTCTTTTTGTCAGGCTAGGAGTTGTTGTTTGGAGTGGTTTTATAGTTACTCTTAATTACATAACCATCCCCGGATATAGTGGAGATCCAAAAGACATCACGTTTCCGGCCAGCCTTCTCACTGGCGCACTTGCAACTTTTGGACTTGAAGGATCTAAAAAAAGTAGCAAGAAAGACGGAGAAGTTGCAGAATTGAACGGTATGATCCAAACTATAAGGGTAGAAACACCTATAAAAATTGAAGGTGCTGAAGTAATTGACCCTAAACCAAAGAAATGATTAAAAAACTTTTTGCGCTTCTAGTCTTACTAAGTCCAAGCAGTGCTTTCGCAGATATTACTGCAAAATATGTAACTTCTGCTCAAATTTCTATAGACTCTCCTTATGTAATTACTAATGCAGCCCCATCAACTTACAGCATAAGCGGAAATAATATTACAACGTCAACAGGCACAGGCGATAGCGTTGTGACAAATGCGATAGGAGGATTAAACTTAGGCAGTTTGAGCAACGGTGTGCCAGCTCTAGTAAACACTAATAAAACTGTGACCACTGCTGGATCTGCGTTTTCACTAACAGAATCCTACCAAGCTGGTGATGTTACTCAATCTGCAATTACTCCAAGTTCTGGAATAGCAACCTTGCCAGTATTAGGCGGTCAAACAACAGTTATCTCAGGCGGAACTGCGGGAAATTTAGCTCTTACCTCTTTATCCTCAGGGATCCACACCTGTACTGCTGGAGGGTCAGGTACAAGTTGCGTTGGTTCAACTACGGTTAGTATCCAAATTGACTAAGTTTTTGTGGCTGCTACTATGTTTGTATGCGTTACCAGTTAAGGCAACGCCTGTTGTGCCTCAGTTCCGTTCTGGATCAAGTACACAAACCAGCACTAGCCAATCCGTAATAAATGAGACAATCACAAGCCATCAATACAGGTCTGGCTACAGTTATTCCGCAAGCGGACACAATATTGAGAGTGCTGATCTGGATGGCTATATTAACCCAACTGCCACTTCTACAACAACACAAACTGCGGGTGGAGTTCAATTTAATTGGACAAGTCCTACTCTTGAGGCTATTCCAAGATGGAAAATTGTAAACGCTGGGCAAAACTTTTCTCTAGTAGAGTCAGTGATGGCTCCCGGCCTAGATACGGTCACAACAATAAACAGAACTATAACTACCTCAACAACAACAGAAACCACAAGCGTTTTTGGGCAATAATTTTATTGATGTTATGCCCTGTAAGGGTTAATGCAAATACAACTGTTGCAAGTCCTCAATCTAATAGCACTGGAGTTGTTAATAATAACGCAACCATGATAACACCTAGCTCCCACCCTCAAAATAGGTATTCTCAAGGTATTGTTTGTACATCTCCAAGTTTGACAATAACTCCATATCTTACCGATTCGTGGAGTTTTAATAGACCCATTGAGAAATTTACATACCAAGATATTTATGACGAAGATACAGGCGAGGTCAAATATACAACTAAAACACCAAGATTTGAGAAAGATAATTACAACTTAAATTATGGAATATCATTGCAATTTAATATCCCACTCGGCAACGGTGGGGATCTTTGTAAAAAAGCAGCAAGAGTAAATATTGAAGCCCAAGAGTTATTAATATCTAAAACAAGACTTGAGATGGAATTATATCGTTTGAAGATTTGTGGCGAGCAAGCAAAGCTCGGAGTTGTTCTGGTTGGAGATCATGCTGTTACTTGCCAAGGAATAGAAGTAATTGTTCAACCGAACCAAGTTTTACCTCATACGCACGAAATTCCAAAAAA